AAAGGGTACATAGATACCCTAGTTGGCGCTCTGTATTCCGCTCTCGGTATCACTGCCCTAAATCAAGCATTCGATCTCCTGTATGTCCTGGCGGCACAGTATGCCGACAACGCCATAAAGAATTGGGCCAGCCCCGGCACATACGATTTGACCGCGCACGGCTCGCCAACATTCACCTCTAACCAGGGCTATGCAGGCGACGGTTCCGCGGCGTATTTCGACACTGGCTGGCAGCCCGGCACGAATGCTGTAAAGTTCACTCGTAACTCCGGTAGTGTTGGCGGCTACAATAGAACGAGCCGAGCAGCAGCAGATAAAATGTTGCTCGGATGTGGAACGGCGGCAGCGACAAAATCAATAAAGATAAATCCTAACTTCGGCAGTAACTATTATTTTAATGTAAATGCCAGTACGAACCAAGATGTGTCCAATACGACTTCGCAAGGCATGTTTATAGGCTCCAGAACTGCTAGCTCGACCACTGTTCCGTATATAAATGGTTCTGCCGGTTCGACCGATGGCACTGCTTCCGTGGCTACAGCAGCGGTCAATCTGCTGCTGCTGGCCTACAACAATAATGGCACAGCACAAGAGTTTTCTTCCGACCAGATAGCAATTGCTTTTGCGGCGAGCGGGATGACTGGCACTCAAGCTGCCGCGGTATCTACAGCATTCAACAACTACATGACTTCGCTAGGGACGAATGTGTACTGATGTCCTACATTACAACAAGTGAAACGGGTATAGCCAACCGGGCGATCCAATTCTCAACCGGCGGCAACCCGCTGACCAATCTCTGGACACAGACGACCAAGACCGCCGTCGAAATCCAGAATTGTTACCATTCGTTACGGCGCGCTGAGTTGCGCCGCAATGTCTGGCGCTTCGCCATCCGCACGACTATCCTTCGCGCGCTTGATGCTACCAGCCGCCTTGTCACCTTTGGTGCGTGGGCATCCGGCACGACTTACGCCGTCAACGATGTGGTGCTCGGCAGCGATGGCCGCATCTACTACTCCAAGGTTTCCGGCAATACGGCTCACGATCCGAGTACGCGCTTGTTCTCGTACTGGGGCCTGTACTTTGGCCAAGACGCCGCATTCGAGATGATAACGACTTTCTCGACAGCAATCACCTATGACACCGGCATGTCCTCGGTCGGTAGCAACGGCGATGTCTACACCTCCCTGTCGGATGGTAATGTCAATCACGATCCGACGACAGACGGCGGCGTGCATTGGGCATTGGACACGACCGGCTTGGAAGCCTACAGCGCGTCCGGGGGCGTATCGTTCTATGCCGGCGAACTCGTCTATATTGGACGCAACGTCTACCTGTCGCTCATCAGCGGCAATACGAATATCCCGCCCTCTGCCGGCAACTGGCTGGCACTCAGCACGGCGCCATCGCTCTCGGCCACGAACTTCATCTATCCTATCGGCACCGGCCCGTCGAGCAACACGGAAACCCGTAATGCCTTTCGGCTGCCGAATGGGTTCCTTCGAGAAGCCCCGCAGGCGCCAAAGCAGGGCAGCCAGCAATGGCTCGGCGCTCCGTCGAAGCTGACCTACGACGATTGGGAGTTCGAGAACGATTACCTCACGTCGAACACACCGGGGCCGATCGCGCTCCGCTTCGTGGCAGACATAGACGACCCATCTCTGTTCGATCCCATGTTTGCGGAAGGTTTCGCCGCGCGTATCGGCCACGCCATCACGCAGCCGACGACGCAGAACGCCGCGCTCCGGGCTTCCATTCTTGGCGAGTACACCGGCTTCATGACCGAGGCACGGCTGGTGAACGGCATCGAGACTGGCCCAACCGAGCCGCCGGAGGACATGTACATTCAGGTTCGTTACTGATATGGCCCGCGCGACATACCTTCAGAATAGCTTCTTGGGCGGCGAGTGGGGGCCAAAGGCTGCGCACCGCATCCACGACCCGAACTACAAGCGGGCGCTGGATACGTGCCTCAACGCCATGCCGGATGCCAATTCCGAGGTCTGGCTGCGGCGCCCCGGGCTCATGTATGGCTGCCACACTCGCAAGGGCCTACCGGCGCGCGTCATCTCGTTCGACTTCAACTTCAGCGATCCGTACAACCTGATCCTGAGCGATGGCTACCTGCGCATCCTGAAGGGGCTCGGGCCGCTTCTGACGGACGATCAAGTTATCATCTCGTCCATGAACACAGCGACGCCGCTTCAGATCACGGTGACGGGCAATCTGCCGTCCGGCTGGGCCGATGGGGATACGGTCATGCTCGGGCTTGGCGGCTCGCCGTCAACGGTCCCGCAATTAGCCGGGCGCCAGTTCACCCTCCAGAGCGTCTCGACCTCGACCTTCACCCTGTACGATAGCTTCACCGGTGAAGCCGTGGATGGCAGCTCCGTGGCGTATAGCCAACCAGCCGGCAGCCTGGATCAAGTCTACAAGATATTCGAACTGACTACGCCATGGGGCAGCGCCGACAACTGGAACTCCGTTCGCGCGGTGCAGACGCCAGGCGTGTTGACCCTGTTCCAAGGCGAGACGCAGCCTCAATCGCTCACTCTCACTAACGGCGCTTTCGAGCTTGACGCGCAATCCTTCTCCGATGGCCCGTATCTTGACATCAATACCACGACCACAACCGTAACGCCGAGCGCCGAGACAGGCAGCGTCACGTTGACCTTCAGCTCGACGGCAGGTATCAACGACGGCGCCGGCTTCTCCAATGGCGACGTAGGCCGCCTCGTACGCATCCAGAGCGCGCCCGCCGCGTGGAATAGTGGGACGACCTATGCTACCGCGGCCACCGTGCTCGGCAGCGACAACAACATCTACACCAGCGTCATTGGCGGCAACACGGATCACGATCCGACAACCGACGATGGTACCTACTGGGTATTGTCCGGCACTACAGTCGTATGGTCCTGGGCCGAGATTACGGCCATCACGTCAACCACCGTCGTCACGGCGACGATCGAAGGCGAGGATTTGACATCTACGGCAGCGACTACGCAATGGCAGCTTGGCGTCTACTCCAATGGAACCGGCTGGCCGACCTGCGGCGTCTACCATGAAGGCCGCTTATGGATTGCCGGGTTGAACTCCAACCGCATCGACGCCAGCGTGTCGAACGACCCATTCAACTTTGCGCCGACTGGAAGCGACGGCACGGTGGCGGACGCCAACGCAATCAGCGCTGTGATGAACGCCGCCGACAACAATATCATCTACTGGCTGCTCTCCACCGACCGCGGCATCCTCGTTGGTGCCCGCTCTGGGGAGTGGCTCATCCGCGCGACCCAGATCGGCGATCCGCTCTCGCCATCCAACATCCAATGGAAGCAGACCTCGACATACGGTTGCGCCAACATCGAGCCGCTCAAGGCGTCGAACACTCAGGTCTTCGTCCAGCGAGAAGCGCGCAAGCTGCTCGACTATTATGACTATCCATACGGCGAGGTTGCCGGCTGGGACGCTACGAACCTGGCCAAGTACACGAGCCATTTGACCGGCAGCGGCATAGCGGAAATCCGTTGGCAGCAAGAGCCGTCGATGAACATATGGATGCGGATGAACGACGGCTCGCTCGTCGGCGCCACGTTCAACCACGAAGCCGACCAGGCCAACAACTTCAACGCCTGGCACAAGCACGAGCTTGGTGGCGGGCGCACGGTCACAAGCATTTCGTCCGGGCCGACCTTCGACGGGCTCGGCACCACGCTATACGCCGTGCTCTATGACCCGACCAGCGGTTACTATACGGTCAACGGCATGGCGCCGGTTTTCGACGAAGGATACCAGAACTATGAAGCAATCTTCGTGGACGGCATCGCTTCTCCAGCGTGTTCGAGAGAACTATCGACTGATAACGGGGATAGCATCAATGGCCTTCGGATTAGTGGTCTTTCTGTCGTTGATGGCCAGTCTGTTTCTGTGTTCCTGGGCGGTCTTGATCTGGGAGATTATACAGTCTCTACGGATCACATCGACATACCATATACGGACACGTTTACGGAAGCGTTCCTCGAAGGGCTAGACGGCAGCTATGGCCAGTACTCTCTGACCGTCTCGCCGCCATCCAGCGTCGGCTTTACGTCGGCATTCATCATGTGGTACCCGTATCCTGACGGCCAGACCACGGTTCTTGGCTGGAACGCGGACCAGAAGCGCGGTCTACTTCATGCCTTCCTAAACGACGGCTCGGGCGGTATCGGCGTGTGGTGCGTCTACGATCTCGTCAAAGGCACACTCTTGCGCAGCGCTACGCTGCTCGAAGTCTTCGGCGGCTATGCCAACGATGTTGTGACGGACAACTTCACGCAAGACCCGTCGATAGGCTATGACGGTAATCTCTACTGCAACACCGGCAACGGCAACAACAACGTCCTGTGGAAGCTGGACAGCACGACGCTCAGGGTCGCAGGGCGCTTCGGCACCGACAACAACACGCTGACGAACAGCTTCTCCGGGTTCGAGCATATCGACTACGGCATAGGCCTACGCGATGCCGATGTGTCTGCCGACGTGGCGGACGGCGGGCAGTTCGGCAATTATCTCATCGGCAAGTGCGAGTTCGGCGATATTGTCGTCCTCAATACAGGCTCCATGACCGGCCAAGGATGGGCGGCGGCTGCCAAGTTCGGCGGCGGTCAGACCTACGTGGCTAAGATGAATGATACGACGGCCTATGTCCTTGGCTATACAGCCACGACCTACACGCTGTCCAGCCTGCAAATCCAAGCCGGCAAGATCGTCATAACTCAAATCGGCACCATCGGGTTGTCGTCGATAGACGCTACCTGGACAACTACGCCCGTCTCGTTAGCAACATACTTCACGGCCGATGTGACGAATAACAGCTTGATCCTGGTCTCCAACAACAGCGGTGCCGCGTCGAGCCACAAAGGCTACTTCATGAAGGTCAGCACGTCCAACGCGGCACTGAGCAACAAGCGGGAAGACGATAGCGCGACGCTGGAGTTCTCGCCCAAGAGTTTCGACCCGATGAGCAAGCGCGGAGTTCTGCGTTGGGCTCTTAGCGGCGATCCTTGGAAGATCAACACTATGTTGGTGGCGGATACCACGATCTCGTCCAGCTCCAACCTCAACGGCTCCATTCTCGGGTTTCAGGATAACGTGTACATACCCGAGGTAGATGCCACTGTCGGCATCCTCGAATGGACGGTGAACTCCGGAGACCTGACGCTCATCGGCACGACACCAACCGGCGGCAATCAATTGGCCATGTATGGTAACACCGGGCCCTCCATCGCCGACGTGGCGGATTGGCCAGCCGGTCAGCAATTCGTCGTGCCCGCCAGCATCGGCGTCACCTATACATCGGAAGGTAGATTGCTGCGGCCAGACACGCCGGACGGCGGCGCTGCCAACGGCCCGGGCTTCGGCAAGAAGAAGCGCAACCACAAGTATTCGATTTCCGTGGTCACTACCCAAGGCTTGGAAATCGGCTCGGATTTCACTACAATGGACGCCGTACCCATGGCCGACGACGCGGGCAATGTCACCAGCGCGCCGACACTGTTTACGGGCGTCGTGACGCAGAACCTTCAGGGCGAAGAGGACTTCGACGCTCAAATAAGCTGGCGTGCCACTCGGCCTTACCCAGCAATCGTGGCCGGCATTGGCGGTCACATAGAAACGAATGACGGGTGATCCATGGCGGCAGATTTTTTCGGAGCGGCTGGCGATCTTATAGGCGGCGTTACCGACTTCTTCTCGGGCAGCGCCGAAGCGGCAGGCGCCAAGTCTGCGGCCGGCTATTACACGCAAGCCGCTCAGATCACGCAGCAGGCGACAGCGCTCAAGGCCATCCAACAACAGCGCCAGTTTTACCAAGTGCAGGGCGCGGCGCAGGCGCAGATCGGCGCAAGCGGGCTGGCATCGAGCGGCAGCGCGGCAGATATTCTCAGAGCGAACGCACAGCAAGGGTCAATGGCAAAGGCAATGGTCGAGCAGCAAGGGCGCATCCAAGAACAGGCCTATCTTGGCCAAGCAGGCGAAGCGCAGCAGGAAGCCGCAGCGTCCAAGTCTAAAGGCAAGGGCGGTCTGCTTGGCGGCGTCGTCAGCGCAGCAGGAGCGGTATTCGGAGCATAATATGCCACAAATAGAAGAGTATAACAACACTGAGAACCTGAGCGGCCAGCCGTTCGAGGGCGCAGCCTATTCCATGTTCCGTCTCGGGCGCGCGGAAGCCGAAGCCATCCAGCAGGGCGGCAATGCTCTGCGCCAAGGCGTCAACGCCGTTGACCAGCATATCGCGCGGGCGGAGACGAATAAGATCGCCACGAATGCCGCCCAGATGAACCAAGACCTGTATGCGCAATGGCAACAGGTCAAACAGAATGCCGACCCGAATGACCCTAATGTTGCCAAGAAGTTCTACGAGGAAACAGTCCAGCCGGCGCTTGAGAAGGCGACTGACGGCTATATGACGCAGGCCGGCCAGGATGCCGCGCGCCGCACTGCCGCTTCTTTGAGCACAACGTGGTTCGAGCATACTGCCGCCGACCAAGCCAATATGGACGCCGCCGCGGTGAGCAATGCCGCCGCCGGAGTGACCGATAGTGCAAGTTCCGCGGCCTACAGCGACCCGGCATCGCTTCATCACCAGCTCGATCTGATCCAATCCACGATCGGCCCACTGGCAGATAGCCATAATGCGGGCTCCGCAGCTAAAGAGAAGCTGATCCGCGAAGCATCATCTAAGGTGGTCTACTCGGCCTACCTTGGCGGCATCGACAAGAACTCGCAGCAGGCGTTGACCGAGCTTCAGAAGGACCATGCCGGCTTCGGCTACCTCTCCGGCCAGCAACTTGCGGAACTCACCGAAAGGGCGCAGAATAAAGTCGAGACGCAGCAGGACCAGCAGAACGGCGTTGACCGGGTACAATTCGCCGACGACATGGACCGCATGGCTGCGGGCTTCTCCGGCACCCGGAACTGGAGCAAGGAAGATGCTGAGGCGCTTGGGAATACTCCTGCTCAAAAGGCCGAACTCGGCGCGAAGTGGGAAGTTGCCAATGCGGTCGGCAAAGAGAACACGCTCGCCCGGAAGAACGACTGGTCTCTCCAAGATCAAGCGAAGCATGTCCAATCTCTTAATCAAGGCTTGTCTTCTGCTCCTAATTTCGAGGCAGCAGCCAAAGCCGCCGATACCGCACAAAAAGCGCTTGACAAGCGGACTGCCGATTTCAAAAAGGACCCCAGTGCCTATGTCGCCAAGAACAATCCCGCCGTCGCTGATGCGTGGCAGAAGGCTCTTGCGGAAGATGCTAAGCCGGAGGACTTCCAGGCTGCGCTGAGCGCGAGCACGGCGGCGCAATTGCGTGTCAATCCTCAAAAAACTCCACAGGTAGTGCCATCATTTATCGCTCAAAATATCGGTCAATCTTTGAAGGGCGTAGACCAGGAAGGCGGCGCCGAGCGGGCGCAGAGTGCGCTCGGGCAGTGGCAGCAGAAGTTCGGCACCCAGTGGCCACAGGCAGTGGCGGAGATGAGCCAAGGCAAGAACAAAGTGATGACGCCGGAGATAGCGTTTGCCGCTAACCTGTCGGCCGAAGGCAAGCACGGCTTGGCGACCGACATGCTCAACGCCATCAATGTGAAGAACGCGCCGGGGGGCTCGGATGTCGATACGCGCCGGAAGAATACGGAGAAGGCGGTGCGTATTGCGCTCGGCAAGTTAGCCAACACGACGGTTGCCGATGGCGCAGGCGGTCAGACATTCATCAACCAACAGGCGGATGCCTTGACTAAGCTGGCCATGTACAAGGGCCTCAGCGGCAGCGACGTGCGCGAGCTCGTGAAGGACACTATCTCCGGCAACTATACATTCCATGGCACGATGCGCATTCCTACCGGCATAGACAGTGACGGTGTTATCAAAGGCGCGCAAGCGATCCAGGCAGGGCTGACGGACAAGGGCCTGAGCAACGCGGATGCCTCGCGCGTGAAGGAGCACGGCTTCTGGGTCACGTCGAACGGCGACACTGGCCTACGCCTCGTGGATGACGCCAAGCGGCAAGTGTTCGACAACAAGGGGCAGCCAATCGAGCGCACCTGGGATCAATTGCTCGGCAAGGCACCGCTGCCGACAAAGCCTGCACCTCAAGAGCACATTAGGGCGGATAATGTGCCCTTAAGCGCGCCGGTCGAGCCGAAGGACATGGTGCGTGCGGCAGCCAAGGAGAACGGCGTGCCGGAACATATCGCCCTTGGCCAGATCGACTTCGAGAGTGGCGGCTTCAACGTCAACCCGAACAACCCCAAGCTCAAGATCGGCGGGCTCGGGCAGCTAACGCAGGATTTCGTCAAGACCTACAGCAAGCCTGGCGAGAACCCGAAAGACCCGCAGACGAACGTCAATATCGCCATGCGCGGGCTGGCGGCGCTGAAGGCGAAGTATGGTAGCTGGAACGCCGCGCTTGCTGCCTACAACGGCGGAGACGATCCCAACTACGTCCAGCACGTCATGGCTCGGGCCAAGAGATACCAGTAATGCCGATCTTCACCTCTATCCCTGGCGAGCAGGATACCCCGGTCACGGACCCTAACGAGGAGCAACCCTCGCTGGAGGAATACCGCGCGGGCGCCGGAGCCGCAGTCGAGCAAGGCTTCCAGAACATCGCCGGCAATATCTTCCGCACCGGAGAAATCCTGTCGGCCAACTATCTGCGCCCGCACACCGGCACGAACACTTGGCTGTCGCAATCCGATGCCCAGGACTTCGCCAAGATGGACGGCGTAAACCTCCAGGTCGGCAAGGACGGCATAGCGGGCGATGCGTTGCAATACGAGATTGACCACCAGCACGCCAATCAGCAGCGCGCGGAAGCCATCCAGAAGGGTGGCTTGAGCGGGCTGGACCAGTTCATGTACCAGCTCATCGGCGATCCTTCGACATATCTCTTGGCGGGCGCAGGGACCGCTGCGGGCGCCGGGGAAGGCGTTATCAAAGGCGCGGTACAAGGAGGCGTTATCAAAGGCGCGGTACAAGGAGGCGTGGAAGCGGCAAAGGCGGCTGTGCCGCTTCAGGCGGCTGCCTATGGCTTGGCTCAGTACAATGGCGACGACTACAAGTTCTCGGATGCTATGGCAGGCGCGGCGCTCGGCGTCGGGCTGGGTGCGCTCGGCGGCGCTGCCGGCGGCATCTTGGGGCGCATGAGGGCGCGGAGCGTGGCGCTAGCGCAGCTTGCCGACGATCGGCCGGTAGACATTGGCCAGCTCACCAACGCGCCCACGCGGGGCTTGAACGCGGCTGCGCTGGAGACCGGCGAGGATTTGGCCAACAGGGCAGTCGGAACGCCCGCGGAACCTACCGAGCGGGATCAATACCTGATGCAGCAATTCGCCCAGGAGCGCCCGGCGCCGCGCGACGCCGAGCCTGTCTTGGCCAGAGCGCAGGGAGTAAAGCCGGAAGTCGAGCCACAGGAAGAACTGACGAAGCTGACGCAGGCTGACATCGCCGCGGCTCACGAGCAATTGACCCATGTCGAAGGCGGCACGGATCAGTTGAAGGCCGCCATGGCGCAGGTAGACGAAGGCAAGAAGGAAGACGAGGGCTTTCTTCAGGCGCTCGAACAGGGCGTACAGTGCGCAAGAGTTAACGGTGGACCGCAATGAGTTGGAACGATTGCATTAGCTCGATAGCCAAGGCTCTTAGCCGTGACGAGACCAACCCTCTTACGCAAGAAGAGAAGGAGGCGCTGGAGCAGCGCGTTGGGCCGATCCTGAAGCGCATCCAGAAAGCCGAGCGCAATGGCCGAGACCCGAATGCGGCGCTGGAGGAAATCCTCAACGAGCATGCCGACGACGTGAAACGCGAGCGTATGATCCAGCTCCGCACAGCCGTCAACGGTGTGCTCCAGCGCCAGAAGCTCTACAACGACTACCAGAACCACTGGAAGGACAATCCGGCTGGCTACGTCGAGGCGCTGCATGTCGGCGTCAACACGGCGCGGCAGGGCGCCAAGGACAGTTTGGCCGCTGCCGTTGCATCCCAGAAGGCGGCGCGCATCTCCGCGTGGGGCCACGAGCTCGACAAGGAGGGTCTCTTAGAGCTTTCCAAGTCCGGCATTCACGACCAGGAGATAAAGCGCATCGAGTACGCCGAGCAGAACGGCCAGGATACGTCGCAGTTCAATCCTTCCGCCAAGAAGATTTACGACATCAACAAGAAGCATATGGACCTTCTCGTGGATGACCGGAACGCTGCCGGCGGCTGGACCGCCAAGCGCAAGGGCTATTCCGGCGCGCGGACATGGGACATGTACAAGGTGGCCAAGGCAGGCGGCGACTTCCGCAGCAAGCCTTCCGCCGACGCCTTCCGGCGCTGGATGTACGACAACGTGGACCTCGACAAGACGTTCCCCGACATGACGCCGGGCGACCGCGACAAGTGGATCAACAAGCAGTTCAACGAGTTCTCGACCGGCAAGCATGACGGCTACGACGAAGCCGACATTGCCCGCGGATCATTGGCCAACTTAGGGAGACGCTATGACAAGTCCCGCACTATTGTACTCAAATCCCCCGAAGCCGAGTACGATCAGCTCAGGCGCTTTGGCGCCGGCAACGGAACAATTCATGATACCGTATCATCTCAGCTTAACCGCGGTGCCCGAGACCTCGCTATCTCCAGCCGAATTGGTATATCGGGAGCAAACAATGTTGACAAAGTATTCGGGCGAATACGCTCGGAATTACTGGGAGGCAACTCAGATCAGCTTCGCGCCTTCGACAAAGCCGTAGCCAAAGCCAAGAGCGAATGGTATCCGAGCATCAGCGGCCAAGGTGCGTTCCACGGCAACTATCACTTGGCGCAGATCAGCACCGGCATCATGAACATGCAGCGCGCGGCGATGCTTGGCTCGACTGCCATCAATGGCATGCCGGACTTGAATGCCGCCGCCTCCATCCTTAACTTCTATGGCTCGCGTTCGGGCCAGGAGTTCCTCGCCAACACGGCGCAGATGGCGGCATCGCAGGTCGAACACATGGCAACCGGCTTCGGCGAGGACAAGCGCCTCGTAGCCGCGGAAGGCCGCGCTGGACTGGAGGGCCTGTACGAGCCCCTGATCCACGCCGACAGCCCGTCCGGCTTCATGGCCAAGATGGCAGGCTTGACGACTAAGCTTGGCTTGGCCGAGCGGCACTGGAACGCCTTGCGCTATTCCGCCGTGAAGATGCTCGGCACGCGCGTTGCCCAATATGCAGGCAAAGCCTACGACGAAATCCCGCCGGGGCTCAGGGACGGCCTGATGAAGTTCGGCATCGACGCCAATGGCTGGGACACGATCCGCGCCTCAGAGCCGTCCACGATCGGCGAAGGCACGTATCTGATGCCGGCCAACGTCGCCGACAAGAACCTGGCCGACAAGCTCGGCAACTTCTTCCACGAGGTAGCCGCCTCGTCCTCGCTCTCCTATGGTATCGCATCTGGCGGCCAAGTCCCGCGTGCCATGCAGGGCACCATCGGCGGCGAGATAATGCGCCAGACATTCCTCTTCCGCGGCTTCTTGAACACGTTCCTGAAGCAGCACGCGGCGCGCGAGCTTTATGGCTATACCGCCGACCGGATGTCCTTGGCCGAGGCGCTGAGCAAGGCGGCTACCCTATCCGGCCCGGCAGGCAAGAGCGCGGCGGCAGGCACGGCAGGACTTGTGGCAGGCGCCATGACCTGGAAGGCTATTGCCAACGCTTTAGCCTCAGCGTCCCGCGGGCAGCAGCCGGAGGTCCCACAGAGCCCGGAAGCCGCCGCGGCATACGCAGGGCAGCTATTTCTCTCCAGTGGTGCGCTGGGCTTCTATGGCAGCGTAATGGACCAACAGATCGGTCAACACACGTCCGCCAACGATATGATTGCAAGCGCCCTCGGCCCGACCGCCGAGACGGCCCATAACTACATCACGCCGTTCTTGGACCTGTACCATGGCAAAGGCGATAAAGCCGCCCAGGACGCTTGGAAGGCCTTTTACGGCAGCCTACCGATGCAGAACCTTTGGTATACCCGCTGGGCCACGGACTATCTCATCAAGGCCCAAGTGGCCGAGGCGCTCAACCCCGGCTATATGGACCGCATAGACACCAACGCGCGCAACAACGGCGCCCCATACTTCCTCGATCATAGGCAGCAATGAACCTCATCAAGACCATAGCCAATAGAGTTGTGCGAGGCATCCGAGGGACGGTGCCCGGCGGCTATTTGCTCGGGCGCACGGACAGCGGCGAGGGTTCGGTCCAGCTTGTCGAGATAGACAGCGTGATAGCCCAGGCCGGGCAGAGTGTAAACGCTCCCGCCATCTTGGCCAAGCTAGGCGGCGCGAGCGGGATACTCGACAAGATAGATGCAACGCAGGGCGACATTTTGTATCGCGGCGCATCTGCTTGGGAAGCATTGGCGCCTGGAACATCGGGCCAAGTATTGACGACCGGCGGCGCGGCGGCAGACCCGTCATGGGCGGATGCTAGCGGCGGATCGTCTCCGCCCGGCCTGGACAAGATCATGGACCGCTGGCCGCTCGACCTAACCGGGGGCAGCGGAGGCGGGGGTGGTGGTGGTGGAGGCACCAACCACAAGACCGGCAGCACGGGCGGCCCGTCGACCTTGACGGCGGACGGCAGTTCCCATGCTACCAAGGGGACCAGAGCCGTTGTCGGCGCAGACATCATCGTCTACGGCATAGGCTTCTGGATCACGGCGGCAGGCAGTGGGGAAACTTACGTCGGCGTTCTTGCGCCAATGTCCGGCTCGGGAACTTCCGGCATTACATTGACGGCAGGAGCTACGCTCTCCGACAATACTTATTCCTTCTCTGGGTCCGGCACTCAGTTCATATGGTTCACATTCGATAGCGGCGTTCAGATGAATAGCGCCGATAACTGGTATGTCGGCGTGTCGAGAACGGACAGCACGACTACCGCGGTCAATCACTTGGTAGCGAATACGGGAACAGGAGCGCCGCCGTTCCCCGGTCAATGGGGGTCATTAACCGCCAGCGCCCGCGGGTATATAGATAGCACTTCACCGAGCAATGGCGATAGTGTATCATGGACTAGTGGTGCCACTTGGTTTGCCGTCGAATGGGATTTCCAGTAAGGAACTAAAGTCATGTTGTTAGACACCACCAGCAAGAAGTTGCAAGTCGTCCTTGGCGGCGCCGTGACGACCAATCAGCTCCAATGGACCGCATCGTGGTTCGATAGCGGGACCACGCCTACCGGAGCTTCGGCGGACGGCGTAACCAACGACAATACGGCGGTGGATGTCGTGGCGTCGCCGGGCAGCGGATACCTGCGCCAACTCAAGTATATGTCGGTGTTCAACTCCGATACCGTCTCGGCCACAGTGACGATCCAGCTTTACAACGGCAGCAGCACGCGCATCATATTCCAGGCGGCGATCGGCGTGGGCGCTTCCGTCGAGTGGACGCCCAAAGACGGCTTCCATATCATCCCGTCGCAGAGCCAATTCCTCGTTGCGCAAAACAACCTGAGCGACGTGGCTAGCGCAAGCTCGGCGCGCACCAACCTCGGGCTCGGCTCCTTGGCAGTGCTAAGCACGGCGACGCCTTCAGTTGGCGGCACAGGCTTGTCCACGATCACGGCGCATGGTGTCATGATTGGTGAAGGCACAGGCAACGTAGCGGTAGCCGGGCCGGTCAGCAATTCCATCTCCGTCCTTCAGAGCCAAGGCTCGTCCTCCGATCCGGTGTTCACGGCCACGCCGTCCCTGACCAGCGTCACTGTCGCAGCCGGCACGGTTGGAACTCCAGCCGTCAACTTCACGGGCGACACCGACTGCGGTCTATACCACATCGGCACTAACGAGATAGGCTTGGCCGTCAATGGTACGAAGCTTGTTGATATTGGAACTGCGTCGGTTGCTGTGACGCAGCCGCTCTACCTGCCAGACGGACTTGTCGGTACTCCGGCGATGACATTCTCCGCCGACACTGACACCGGCATATACCGCGTCGGGTCGAACGATTTCGCATTCGCCGCAGGCGGCTCCAAGATCGCGGAGTTCACTGGCAGCATAGCCAGCTTTTCTGTTCCTGTCTCGACCGGCAACGGCGGCTCGGCATCCGCAACTAGCTACAATTTCGGTACGGCGGGAACGGGGCTTTATGGCGGCTCCGGCAGCGTGTCGATAGCAGTCGCAGGAACTCGTCAAATCCTATTGGATGGAAGCGACATTACTACAGCCGTTCCAACCATAGGGCCGGATGGATCGGTCAGCGCGCCTTCGTATTCTTTCTCGTCTCAGACCGGCACCGGCATGTGGAAAATATCCGGCGGCGTGGCCTTCTCATCGGCCGGAACGGAAATAGGCCGGTTCACGACTTCGGGCCTGTCATTCGATGGCGGTAGCACAGTTCATAAGTGGACCGACACGCTTCTCGCGGCCAATAATCTTTCCGACTTGAACAGCGCTTCAACCGCGCGATCAAACCTTGGATTGGGATCGGCCGCTACCTATAATCATACCGCAAGAACTTCATGGTCTCCGGCGCTCAAGTTTGGAGGAGCCACTACTGGTATCACCTATAACAATCAGTTGGGCGATTATTCAACTTGGGGCAACATTGTCTTTATCGAGATACAGTTGGACTTGTCAAGCAAAGGAAGTGCAAGTGGAGCAGCTACCATAGAAAGCCTGCCGATAACTCCAATAAACTCCGGCGTGGTTAGATGGTATCTGACTGGATTTGCGCCGGGCGTCACACCAACTTCCGGCATCGTCTTTGCACAAATAGTTGGCGGAAACACAGCAGTATCAATAGTTGATAGCGCGGGCAATGCTCTCACTGACGCAGCCTTCACTAATACGGCGTCGTTGAGACTTACCGGCTGGTACAGTCAGTAAGGTCGAGGAGGTACTCGATAGTACCGTCGTCGCGCGTCTTCATGCGCTTGCCGCCGAAGTAGCGGTTCATGATCCGCGCCGGTAGATTGTCTGCCGGCGTGACGCCGACTATGTACTTGAAGCCGCGGCTGCGCAGAAGACCGACGAGCGCGTTGACTTCTTTCTTCTTCTCGCACATGGAGACGCCAGGGCGAATGAGCCAATGCCATTCGGCAACGCCTTCGCCAAGGTCTTGAACTAGAATGGCACCGAACTCGTCATCGCCATAGAACTCCACTCTCTCCTCTTCGATCGCCTTGGCGAGCAACTCGGGAGAGAATGGAGCTATGGCCTTACGAGCCCAGTCTTCGTAAATGAAGTTAAATGTGAGCAACGATGATGCCGATGATAGCCTTGACCGCTGCTGAGCCGAGCGCCGTCAATGCGGCTTGGACTTCCGGCTTGACGACGTTCATGACAGCGGTCTCAAGCTGATCCAGCGTCATGCTGTCGAGGTCTTGCTCGATTTCCTGAAGCGCGTCGCCGACGATCTTGGATGCGCGGGCAGCCGCCGTGCCGAGGATATCCTCGACTTTGGTCTCTGCGTCGCCGAGCATCTCGACGAGAGCATTGACGACTTTGTGCTCGAACTGTGAAAGCTTGCTCATTTGATCTCCGTTACAGGTTGAGGAACTGCTGAAGTCTTAGCGGCCGTAATCTTGTTGTCCACCACCTTGGCGTCGTAAAGGTCGATCAGCCAAGATGCTAGCGCCATAACAACGCCGGACGCCAACTCGCCCCAAGTCTCCGCTGTGCCGGAGGATGCCAGCAGATGCGCTGCGGCGTAGGCAGCCACGATGGAACCCGCGGCCGTGGCGAGCTGGCGTGCCGTCTTCATCACCTGCGCCTTGACGACGCTCTCGGGGATGAACTTGAAGATAGTCAGAAGAAATTTCATAAACACCTCTTACGTAGATTGTTGCTGCCTTAGAAACTCGCACGGAACGAAATAGCCCATCACTGGCTGGCCGGCGCCCTCGCCATCTGCCCACACCCAGTGCTTCTGTTCTTCCTCTGTCGCCCGCACCTGGCACATATGAACGCCGTAGCCGAGCTTCGGGTGATCCGGGCGCAGGTCGCAGCCTGACAGGATCGTGAAAAACGACAGGCTAAAAGCAATCCAGACTGCAATCCTACGCCGCATTTGCTTTCATGGCAAGCGCGAACAGGCGCTTCAGCCATCCTTTCCCGTATTTGTCGAAGTCCTTGGTGCCTTGGTAGCGGAGCGCTCGGCGAGCCATGTATAGAGCGCTAAGCTCGCTAACGTCCCATTTATTGACCTTTGCCAGCGTGTTGACGCCCATTATCCCGTCTACCGGAGTGCCCGCCTCCTGCTGGAGCATGCGGATCGCGGCGTCTACTCCTTGATTGACCGCGGCGTCAAACACGCAGAGAGAAAGCGGCCAAGGTAATCCGTCGCAAGAGGATGGGTTCCAATAATCGGAATGATACAGGAACTTGGCCTGGTCGATAGACAATGCCGCAACATCTGTCGAAGGATACGCTCGCTGACTGATGCCAAATTTTGTGATGCCGCCCGTGTCATTCGTCACCTTTCCGGTCAGTCCCGGGTCTTCCAGTTGCAGCACTATACCCACGGCCCGATCGAAGTCGCTCATGACTTCTCGTCCAGCTTCTTCATGATCTGCTTCAGCGTCAAGGTATGCTCGTCAGTGCTCTCGTTCATGGCGATTATGACGATAACGTCCATCAACATTGTACCAATGCTTATGACTATATCGAGAGTATCCTGCGGCCGGTGTCTGATGCGGTTCCACGCCGCCCAAGCGGTAGACCCAACGGCCAAGAAGGCGAACATAGCCCACGAGCCGAGAACCTTAATGACCCGGCGTATCATTTCTTGGCGCGGCGGGCTTTGATACGGTCCAGAAGAGACAGCCATTGCTCGATGGCACGGGGTACGAACCATGCCAATGAGGCCAGGGTGGCCAAACAGCCGGCGATAATCTGTATCGGCTGCGCCCAGTGGGCTATAGCGGCCAGCCAGAATGCGACAATCGCGCCGATCGACGCTAGGTCGCCGACGTGTTTCTCGACTGGCTGGAGCACTGACAGGTTCATACACCATGATACGCATGCTGACTGAGGCTTGTCAAGCGAACGGGTTCTCGCCCTTGGCTATCAATTCCTCGATCAAAAGCTGTAAATCCGCCAGTGCGCGCCAGGCCAGATTGCCGGCATGGAGGACGCCATCCGAGCCCTTGATCTTCCGGGTAAGCAAGTGGCGGCCAATGGTATCGGCTTGGTCCATAGACTTGCCACGCGCCCAGTGGAGAGGCTCGCCAGGATTATGTTTGTCGTTGCCGATCTTGGACACTTTGGAGACATACAGGAGGGCCAGAGGGAAGTAATCGAGGCAGCCGGTCACGAGTGGCAACTGTTTACGCTGCTCGCTGGTCAGGCCGTCGATGAACATGGCGTTCTGGACTTCGATAATGTTCTCGTCAATTGTGAGCGTGGAAGGAGGCAGAAGGTCTATGTCTGCGCACAACTGGCACTGGCATTCATCGCTCATGTTATCTCCTTGAGTTTTTCTATGGCTTCGGCAGCCGAGGTGAACAGAATAGCCATGCCGCCCGCGTCCCACCATTCCTGGCAGTTGGACGGCATGTCGTCGATCAGGATATACCCGGCCTTGGCGTAGTCCTTCTTCTCGTGGCGCAGGCAGGTAATCACGTCGTCGTAATCTATGTTAAGCTGTTGCCTCGCCCAGACCCGCTTGTGCAGCGCTATCCTGTCGCGCCACTTGGTGCTACGTGGAGTGGCCGTGAGCACCTTGGTAGGTCGTATGTTCCGGCAAGTGGCCAACAGCTCCTCGGCGCCGCGCATGACCGGGATGCTCAGCCAGAAGTCCGGCTTCTCCATCTCGACCTTGACCCGGGCGTCCAGCTCCTTCTGCTCCTGCGTCCACTGATCTTCCGGTATGTGGAGCGGGCTATGCTGGCTGACATTGCGCACACCGCGGCTCAGCAGCTCGCCGTCGAAGTCAGCTAGAACGCCGTCCATGTCGAGGTAGATCATCCGCCACAAACCTCCAGTGCATACCGAACGGCCATGGCGGCAATCTGGATTGCTTCCTTGCGCGCCGCTTCGCCTTCAGCTCCGGCTCTTGGTCCGCGGACCAAATCCCAAAGTTCGTCTACCTCTTCGTAGAGAACCGCCCACGCTTCGTGTGGAGAGTTCTGCGGACGCGGAAACTTCTCTTTGGCGCACAATACTTCCGCCGCTACGTCGCCAAGAATAGTGTGAACTTTAGTAGCCAATTCGTAATTCATACCTTCGTCCTCGTTCCATCCTGCCATGACCCGCACCCTAGACATTGAAGCCGTTGTATGCGGAAGGCTTTCGTCCGCCGGTAGCCCCGGCTCTGCAACTCTTTGCTGCCGCACGCCCCGCACGTTCCCCGGCCTTGGAGCGACATGTGCGGATGATTGGCAATGAACGGCAGGATGCGCTTGTACAACTGCTCCGTGAGCCGAACGTCGCCCCGGCAATAGCGCTCCATGCGTTTCTCTGCCGCCGGATCACCCTCCATGACGCCGCGCCAAAGCTTGAAGCCTTCGTGCTTGATCTTCTGGCCAAGTTCCAAGAGCGGCCCGACGTATTCCAATTTGTTGATTTCGTAGCCTTGCTTGCGGATAACCTTGTACAAGTCGATCGACGTGACCGGCGGCATGGGCGGCAGGCCGTTGAGCAGGAACTCGCCGCTCAGCTTGGGCAGATCGAACTTGCCGCCGTTGTAGCTCACCACCGCATCGGCTTCCATGATGAGCTTGTGGACGGCACGGAGCATCTTCTTGTGGCCGTGCTGCCAATCGCTGTAGAAGAATGCCTCTCCGCCGACCCACTTGGCGCCGACGCAGATTACGCCGCCCGCCTCAACCACTTGCGCAGGCGAGATGCTGGTATCGTACATCTGGAAGGAATACGCCAGCGCTGGCCGGGTTTCCAAATCAAGAACGAGGATGCGAGGTTTGGTCATTCTGGGTCCACTCGTTTATAACGGTAGGAGAAATCAAGACCGTAAGTTGGACACACCAGAATATACTCTGGCATGCCGTTGGCATCTTGCTTCCCGCCAACTCCGGTAATGAACGCCGCGCCAGAAGTCTCGAATTTTAGTTGCCGGTATATACGCCGCAAAGCTTCAAGTTCTTCTTGCTCTGTCATATCTTCTCCGCCGGGCCATGGACGACACTAGCTTGCAGCAGGCGGACTAAATCGTCAAGGCGCAGCACAGCGATCCAGTCCTCGTTGCTGCGGCGGTGCGCCACGATAGGCAGATTGCTGCCTGCGTCGCCGATGGCCTGCGCCAGCCAGTCGTATGGATTGCCTCGCTCGACGCGCTTGACCTCCCAGTGAACACCGGTAAGGCTGGAGATCACATCGGGACTTTCGCTTCCGCCACGGTGTTGAACTCCTCTTCTCGCCTCTATCCCCCTGGCGAGCAAGAAGTCCTTGAACTCTAGCTCTCCTCGCTTCCCTTTCTGACGCGAGTTAATCAAAACGTCCTCCATATGCCGTAGGGATCATTCAACGCCATCTCGACCAGCTCCGCAAACCTGGCCTTGCCTGCTTCCGTCTTCGTCGTGTGGCCCTCCGCCTTCATGGCGTCGAGTATCCACTTGCCGCTGTCCGTGTTGCGGATCATATCCCAGCGGTCCATGGCTTCGGCGAAACTCACTTCCTGTACCTCGTCTCTACGAAACCTTCAGTCTTCAACGGTATCTTCATGGCGCGGGCGATGTCGCTGTCTTCCATTATCTCGCCCATCAATTCTCCGTCTGCATCCTTCTCCAACGGCTCGGCGATAGCTTCGTCATACACCGTGAGGATCAGTGGAAAGTTGTTCTCTTCGAGCTTCAGCGTTGCCGCGGCCAAAATGTCCCGCGCGATCTTTTGTACCGCGTTCTCGGTGACGTGTCCACCATACGTGTCTATCGTCGTCCACTTGCCGAGCTTCTTGGCCTTATAGGTCCAGCCCTGCCTGATGTCGGTCTCGTCCCACGGCATCTGGCGGCGCACGGCTTGCGGGCCATAGTAGAACATCTTCGAGCCGGTCGGCATCCGCGCCGTCAGCCATTCTCCTTCGAGCTTGTACTCGATTCCAGCGAACTCCTGCGGGCGCTTGTCCCAGACAGCCTTCGTGCTAGCTTCCTCCAACCCATACCACAGCCGGACGACTTGCGGCGCCCACTCCTTGCGATAGGCCTGGACGATGCGCTCGGCTTCGGTCACTGGGAGATGCTCCTTGGCCGCGAACTTGTCCTTGCCCATGCCGTAGCCGCAGCCCAGAACTCCCGGCTTTCCGATCTCCTGGCGTATCTTGGCGTCCGCTTTCTTGTCCACCGGCCGGCCAAGCACAACGGAGGCGAAGTCGCAATACACGTCGCGCTTCGGGTCCTTCATCACCTCCAGCTTGTCCCACTGACCAGCAAGGGCCAAGAGGATGCGAACTTCGATCGTGGAATAGTCTCGCGCCACGATAAGGCGCCCGGGGGATGCCGTGATGACGTTGCGGAGGCTGGCCGCAACGGCTTCGATCGCGCAGCCGGAAACCATATCGAGAAGTTCCCAGTTCTCTGACTGAATAATAGGAACGAGCGCCTCTGGCTTGCTAACGGGATTACCATCATCGTCCTTGCCAAACTCGACCGAGCCCCGAGGAAAGTTCGTCGGCTGTATGAGGCGTCCTGCGTTTCGGCCAGTTGCAGCGCCGTGATACTGGGAGCATCCCCTAGCACGACCATCGCGGCCCACGCAAGCACGCATCGCCGCGAGCTTCTTAATGCTGGCTGACGTAAGTTTCTTGCGGAGTATGAGCGCATCGCGAACCTCTTCTGGAATAGCTTTCTTCAGCACTTCCTTGACGGTTTCCGCCTTCATGTCGGGCATTTTGAAGTCGTGCCGCTGAGAATTCACCCACTCAAGGAACTTCGGCGACCCTGGCTTCTCGACGCCGGTTATCCGGTGGAACTCCTTCAGCGCCGGCACGCGGGCGGCATCCACAATCTTTTGCATGGATGCCACAAGCTTCATGTCTAGCGGCAGCCCGCGCTCGTTCATCGTCTCGTTGGCTTGCCAGTAGGTGTACTCAAGCTTAGATATGGAGCCGATGCGATTGAGCAGGCTGTCCTCGGTCTCCACGTCGCGCTTGCAGTATTCGTAGACCGTCTCGTACAACGCGGGGTCGGTGTTCCAGTTGCCCTTCTTGTCGGGCTTCATGATCTTCTTGAGCGCCGCCGAGCCTTCCTTGTCCTTCTGGACGTTGAGCCGGAGCACTCGCCCGACTTCATCCAGGCTTTGCGGCAGGGACTTCCGGGCTGCGATTGCGAGCGTGTCGAGCCACTTGAAGCCCGGCGCCGTAATGTCCGGCCAGCCGTAGCGCGGCACCATTATATTCCGCCAGATAGCCCGCTCGAACGCGGTATTGTGGGCTACAAACGTCGTTTGTTCGTTAAGGCACGATAGCAATACGTCAGGAATAGGATCGCCATTCCGCCATAGCCCAGGGCTACCGCCGTCGATAGAAAAACCAAGGCAAATAGGCTCAGTAGATGCATCTTCGCTATATCTCCATGCGCCCGCCTTCTTTAGGTCGCAGGCAGAGCGGCTCTCGAAGTCAAGTGTTATACGCACGACAACCTCGAAGGAAATGGTGGGCAGTTTACGGAGATGCCCAGCTCCCACACTCAGCGCTATGCTCTAGACGGTGCTGTATTGTCCACGTCGGCTAGGCGCTGATTTCATCGTCATCCGTCGCTGTCGCCCGCGGATCGAACGCAACCGAGGCGCCTTGTACGCCCTTGAAAGCATCCGGGCCGACCGCCGAAGCGCCGATGCGGTCTTCCTTCGTGCCGCGATGAAACGCCACGGCCTTGAGACCGGCACAGACAGACTTGTTGCCAAGCTTCTCCGTGGGGAACAGGTCGATCGTGATGTAGGCATAGCAACCGCTGAAGACCTTATCCGCGGTCGTCTCTTCCCAGTCGCCGTTGCCGGTCGGATCGTGGTAGACGGACGGGAACTGGCCGCCGTACACCTTGGCGTCGAGGACGATCTTGTCCTTGAAGTACTCGCGCTCATCGCCCTTCTTGGTCTTTAGGAGCTTGGGGCCATTGCCGTCCTTGAACGGAAAGTGCACCTCGCCCTTGGCCGCGAACAGATCGGCCTTTTTCACCGACGCCAAGCCGAAGGCATCCTTGGCCATCTTGGCCGCGGTGTTCATAAGCTCGACGATGGTCGGGTCTTTGGCGTCGAAAGCGGCAAACACGCCGCCCTTGGCGTTCTCGATCTCGACGCCGGCCTTTGCCGACCGTGCCGTGTTCAAGTCAACCGCTTCCTGGGTGAGCGCCGGCCAGATGATCCGCGCCGGGGTCTTGGTCGTAATTCTGATGGTTTCGACTTTGTTCACTGTGCTTCTCCTTTTAATCCCGCAAATGCAGCAACGGGAGGCTCAACTTTAGTCCGTGCGCGTTTGTCTGTCAACGGAGCAACCGTGACCTTGCCGTCCGGCTTGTACGCCCACTTCGTCACGAAGTCCTTGCCGTCGTCGCAGTCCTTCTCGATACGCGCGGGCGACTTCAGCTCCGGCACCGTATAAGCCGCAGAGCCAAGAGCCTTGGCAGCTTCCTCGGCACCGTTCTTCCACACTCTGTCCGCCTTGCCCTGGACGAGCTTGGCCGCGCCGGATTGGTAGCCTTCGCTCAGGCGCTTGAACATCTGAGCCTCGACCCAGCGCTGGACTTCCTTGACGACCGGCAGCATCTCGTACTTGGCGTCGAGTTCCTCATCGCTGATCGGCCCGCCGTTCTTCTGAGCGTAGGTCTCGAAGATAGCCATGGTGAGCGGACAGCGGAGGGCAGCGCCGCGGGCGCAGAACTTGCAATGCGCGCCGGCATTGAAGGCTGGCTCGGCCTGGATTGCGGGCAGCAGCACCTCGTCGCGCCACTTGTATAGGTCGCCGGCCGTGTAGTCGGCATGGCGGATCGGCTCACCCCCCGCGCGTGGCTGAATAATGGTGATACGAACGTTCGTGCAGTCAACCATGCCGTCACATGCCATAAGTCCGTAGAGCATAAGCTGCTCATTGTCCTGCTCATCCACATACAGACCTTGGCCATACTTGAAGTCAATAACGTGAATTGTATCATCCCACACAAGACAGTCCGCCGTCCCGCCAAGATCAGGATGGATTTTGCTCTCCAGCTTTTGTTCAACGAACATGTTACCCGGCAGGGAACGCACGTAGTCGAGGTAGACCTGGATGTGGCCAGCCATCTCGGGTGTGCACACAACGCCGTTACACTTGCGGCCAATCAACGTCCACGCATCGTCCTCGCACAATAGGCAGCAAGCGGCAAACTCATGCGCCGCCGTGCCCTCGATGGCCTGCGGGCTGGACTGATCCTCGCCCGACCAGTCGCCCGGCGTCAGGCTCTCGGAACATAAGAGCCATCTATGGGCGGCGCTGGGAGACAGCCGCTTGTGTGTGCTCATTTTACCAATCCCCCAGCAGAACATAACGCACTATAAAACGAGCCATTCGTTTTAGCACGTGCCGATCCACGATTTCGCCATCCTCGCGCTCGACGGTAATTTTAAGCCCGTCCCCATGCAATATTATCTTCTTGGGTTCGTACTTCTCGGCGTAGAAATTACTCATTTCAGCGCGTCCAACTTGTCGAGGAATTCCTGCCGGCGCTCGACCGGGATATTCGAGTGCGACTTCTTGGCGCCTTCAGGAACGAAGGACTTGATGAGGTTCTCGATAGCCTTGCCCATCTTCGCCCGGTACTCGTCCGTGTTCTTGGCGCCCATCTTCTGGCCAATGTGCTTCGTCAGCGTGCCGAGCGCAACCTCCTTGGGCGGCGCAATCTCTTCCTCGGCTTCCTGCGCTGCCGCGGGCGTGCTCACTTGGCCGCCAAGCTCGTCGTCATCCTCTTCTATGTCAGGGGTCGTCGACTTTGGCGTTTTGTTGCCGATCGCTGACACAGGATCGCCATTAGTAATACGAGGGGATATGGTGGCATGGCCGCTCGCAGAAGCCGAGGACGCATTTGGAACCGTCGTAGCATCTGACTTTACTGCGTTTCGGATAGGGTTTGCGGCAGTCTTGGGCGCCTCGATGCCAAGCTGGCGGTGAACTTCACCGACCAGGAAAGCTGTAGCTGCCAGAATTTGGTCGTTGCCCATGTAGGTACGGGTGAGCGAAAGGCTCAACTTCTTGCTTTCGTAGTCGGCCACACGAACATTGCGCTCGTAGGTTGCCGTAAAGGTTTCGTCTGTCATTCAATGCTCCTCATCAAGTGCCGCATGTATTCCTTTAAGCTTCCGAATGCTGCTGCCTAAAATCTTCTCCCCGAACGACCCAGGAGCGACAAGCCACTCCATCAATACGCCGTCCTTCTGGCCGATGCGCTCCATGCGCGCCACAACCTGATCATTTTCGCCCGGCGTCCAGGAACACTCCACGCCAACTCCGTGCGAGCAGGCATTCTGAACACCGTCTACGCCGGTTCCGATCGCCTGAATGTTGCCGAGCAGCCCGCGAACATTCGGATCATTCTGAAATCTGTCTAAATTCTTCTGCCTGCGGATCATGCTGGTGTCGCCGTCGATACGGACGATCCCCCATTCATGCAGCCTTTCTTCCAATATGTCAAGAACCTGTTTGTGCCAAGCAACTATGAATAGCTTCTCTTCCCCGCCCTCGAACAGCATGTCGATATAGTTGGCGGCCAACGGCGCGATCGCCATGCCCATCTGATGCCGGACGACGCTGACATGGCCTAGCACCTTGGCGTCTACGCCCTTCAGGTTCTCGGGGTCGATGTCGAGCATCTTCTCGGCTTCTAGGGCTTTCCGAATAGCTCCTGTAGCTTCCACATGCTGAATTTCGTACCGCACCGGGGGCAATTGGTCGAGCACTTGCCGCTTAAGCCGCCTGACCATGAAGTTGGATCGTAGACGGTTTTGCAGCTCTGGCATACGGCCCACTCTTTCAACCTTGAACTGCTTGAGGAATGGCTTGCCTTTGTCGTCATAGATCACCTTCTCGATCTTCACGCTGGGGTTGAACCGCTCCTTGAAGCGGTCTTCGCTCATGTAATCAATGGAAGCGTAATCAAATGCGCGAGCGATAGTGAAACATTCTCTAGGGCGATTTGGTAATAGGGTTCCTGTAAGTCCGACCGTCCTCTCAGCCGTCTCAATAAGCCCACCGTCGCCAAACACGCTTCGGCTTCGGCCGGCGTCAGATGATTTAAGATAGTGGGCTTCGTCGAGGATGAGGAGGTCATATTTCAGCCTTTTCAGTTGGTTGAAGATCGTCTCATTACGGATCAAGTCGTAGGAGCAGATGGTCCAGGCGGCATTGGGATGGACGCCGTGGCTGGACTTGAGGATGGGGTAGATCGTATAGCGCCCCAGCATAGTGGACCAAACTCGAATGGCTTTAGACCACTGTAGACGAATGTTAGCCGGGCAGATGACCAAAACTCGCCTGGCCTGCATGTCATTACCAAGACAAATGGCTTGTGCGGTCTTCCCAAGACCAGGCTGATCCCCAATGGAACTATGGGTGCGTTCGCGGCAGTACGAAACTCCCGCACGCTGAAAGGGCCAAAGTTCCTGACCCGGCGGTACTTCAATATGCGCGTCACTGTCTTTGCTCCATGAGGCTTCTATCTGTTCCAGAGCCGGAGCGAACTCGGCGAGCAGCTCCGGCGTGGCGTAGTCCGCATACTGAATAGCGGCATACTTGTTGTGCGTGAAGAGAACCGCTTCGCCGGCCGAGCTAGCCGCCGTGGACAAGTTCCAACCGAAGTCGCGCACGATCTCCTGTACGTTCGCCTCGCCGCGGGGAACCGACAGGACATAGCAATCGTTCGCTCCCCGCTCAAGGATCACTACGCCACAATCTCCGGGCTCGGCAGGGCTTCATGCAACTCAAGTCTCAGCTTGCCTGTGCGGCCATACGCATAGTGACGCCAGCCTTTCGTAGCGTGAAGCTCGTCATGGCCGCCGGCAACGAAGCGCACGTCGATGTGATGTCCGAACGCTTCGCCTCTCTTGGCCGATCGCTGGCCGGTACGCATCCGCCGCGCCGCCCGGTCCTTCTTGCGCAAAGTTTCGATTACGTCCATTTACATCTCTGTCAACGGCAGGAATTTGCAGCCAGGGGCTTTCATTGCGACGAGAATTTGCACAACGCCTTCCGCATATTCGGCCAAGTGCTTGTCGTAAGCCGCGTTCGCCGCGTTCGCCGCGCTCCCCGCGCTCCTCGCCGCGCTCCACGCCGCGCTCTCCGCGCTCCTCGCCGCGCTCCACGCCGCGCTCTCCGCGCTCCTCGCCGCGTTCGCCGCGTTCGCCGCGTTCGCCGCGCTCCCCGCGCTCCCCGCGCTCCCCGCGCTCCCCGCGCTCCCCGCGCTCCCCGCGCTCCACGCGCTCCTCGCCGCGCTCTTCGCGCTCCTCGCCGCGCTCCACGCCGCGCTCCACGCCGCGCTCTCCGCGCTCTCCGCGCTCTCCGCGCTCTCCGCGCTCTCCGCGCTCCACGCGCTCCTCGCCGCGCTCTTCGCCGCGCTCACGGTTTGCGCCTTTCTGCATTCTTTGGCGTAATTGATAAGATCACTTTTATACTTTTCTGAAGTCTGCAACGAAGCAGCACTTTCCAACGCAGAAGCAACCGAATATTGAACTGTGAACACCACAACTCGGTTCATGAATTCTACGTCGTCTAGGATGTCTTTGCTACCTAACTGAGCAACCGCCAAGCGCCGCAATCCCTTAGCTCTCGTTTCTGCGGAACTCCATGCGCTGTCGTTCAAATTAATTTTCAATATCCTTAGCACCGGAGATACACAGCCGGGATCATCCCCGTGCGGAAGGCCCATAGCATAACATACAGCAGCCTCCACGCACATCTCGCCCGGCATAGGATTGCCCACGCCGCTTACGAGGCCCGCGTCAACTACTTCAAGCACTTTAGAAGCCAACTTCTTCGTCATTCTCATCTTAATTTCCTTTCAAAAAGCTCCAATGTCCCAAGAATGTATGCGGCAGATGCGTTCTGCCAGTGTCTTGAACGCCGCTCCATGGCCGTTCCAGTTCTTCATTCCGACGTAGAAGAGGCGCATGTGGATCATCTCATGTGCCAAGGATACATCCAGAGCGGCCAGGGTCGAATGCCTGTTCGTGTTGATGTACAGGCGCTCGGGGTCCATCTCAAGCTCGGCGAAACTGTCGCGCATGGGGCGCACCACGAAAGCAACCTGTTCGGCCGGCGGCAATGACCAGCGGTGAAAAGGAGGCACGGCGCGCAAGCGGTCGTAAGAAGCGCGGGCAATTTCCGGGCTAATGTGTAGCTTCACTCTTCGTGCTCTCTGTCTTCGTAGGGAAACGACTGCCACTCCTTGCGCGGTGGGAAGAAGCTGAGATAGCTATTGCCGAGGTACACATTGCCGACGATCCCGGCTTCCTCGACGTAGGCAACCGCTTCGGCCAAGGTGTCAAAGCTCCTGCTGTGGCGCGCGCCGCCGGGCCAAGTGGATGCGAGATACTTACTCATCGTAGGCCCTGTCCAAAAACTCTTCCATCTCACGCTCCTTCAGCGCCCCGGGGTTCAACTGCTCATAAGCTTCGGAGACAAGCTTGTCGCGCAAAGCATTGGAGGCGTGCGCCCACTTCGGGTGCTTCTTGGCTATCTTTATTGCCTCCGCCGTCAGGTCGATCATTCTATATGCTCCGGCTTGTCTACATACTCGTCGGCCCACAGAGGATCGCCGAGATTGTCTTCGTCGTGCGTATTCGACACTTGCTTGTGATAGCAGTTCTCGCCGACAGAAACAAGCAGCGCGTCAGTCTGCTCCATCTGCCCGATATGCGATATGCGCGGTCCGCGATTGCATACCGTCACCTTGCCGCCTTTGGCCAAGAACTCGGCCACCAGTTTGTCTGCTTCATCCTGTCTCATTTGTCGCCCCATAGTGCAATAAGATAGTCCCTGATTTCCTTCTGGTCGGCTGGGCTCAAACCCAACACCATATCCCAGACCTTCTCCAGCGCCGATAATGTAGGCTTCTGGGGAGCCGTAGCCAACTGCGGCTTAGGAGGCAAAGCGGCCTTAGTGGCCTCCTGCTCCGCCTTCCACTTCTTCTGGTCCTGCCGCTCGAAGTCCAGCGGGGTTAATTCACTCGTCTCACACTTTGAATTGTGCGAGACTAGTCGTTCTCTGGCCATTCTCTCTCTATTAATCTCATTGGCCTTCTCTATGTCTTCGCCACGGAAGGCTTCGGCCCGGCTCACGCCCCATTTATCTGATGCCCAAGTCAGCCATTTTGCCACTTGGCCGTCTCGCTCTTTGGCTCTTGGGCTCAAATTGTCGTTAACAAAATGAACCCTCGCGCGCCAGATAAGACCGAGCCGTTCCTTGCGGCACTGAGCCTTAATGGCTTCAGTAACTTCCTTGAGGGCAGTAATTTCAGCGGCCTCGCGCGCCTCTTCATCGCGTTCGCGCTGAAAAGTGGCCTCGATGTCGGCCTCTGCGGCCTCAAGCGTCCAGGTGTTCGTCACTTTCCTCTTCCCTTATCTCGCGATACCGCGCTAATGTAATCCCAGCCGCCTCCGCGTTCAAGACCTCGCACCGCTCATCGACGGCGCTGACGAGCTTCTTGTCCCGCGGATCGGCAGCGGCTCTGACGGCCAGCAATTGCAGTCTTCGATCAATCATGGTATTCCTCTATGCCATTTCCCACGTTATACGTGAACGGATGATATCAAGTCAACACCAATCCGCCCTCGACCTAGCCCGCGAAGGCATGTATGTATTTCCATGTTTGGTTGGAAGCAAGAAACCTGCCATTTCAAATTGGGAAGGCCAGGCGACGCGGGACGAAGGCACAATAAATGCTTGGTGGAGAGAATGCCCTATTTATAATCCCGCGATCGCGTGCGGGCCGAGCAACCTATGGGTGATAGATGAAGACCCCGATGCTGACATTGGCGCAATTGGATTACCTGGGAGCCGTACTCACGAAACTCCAAGGGGCGGCAGACACTATTTGTTCTCTGGAAGGGGACCTACTACGGTCGGGAAGCTTGGGGATCATATCGACACCCGAGGACAAGGAGGTTATATACTTGGCCCAGGCTCGGTCCTCCCTAATGGAAGCTATAACCTATCTAATGGGGAAGAGATTGCGCCTGCTCCAATTCACCTCATCGAAAGACTGAGCTCGGCCAAGGAGCACAAGCCGGCGCAGACGGACGACTTAGACGAGCTTCACAACATCTCGCGCGCTCTGGCTTGGCTGGAGCGGCGGGAACCGGCTATAGAAGGACGAGGCGGCAATGCTTGGACTTATCAGACGGTGGCGGCGGTCAAGGACTTTGGCATTTCGCGAGATGCGATTGTGGGTATCCTCGAAGCCTGGAACGATCGAAATGTGCCGCCTTGGAGACCCGACGAGCTGGAACTTATCGTCGACAACGCCTACGAGTACGGGCAAAACGAGCCAGGATCGGCAGCCTTAGAGCACCCGAGCATAGCGTTCGCCGGGCTAAGAGGGGCAGTGCCCCACCAAGAAAAGAGCGCGTTCGCTATCCTGCGCCGGCCGGATTTGGCGGGATTGCAGGAGCCGGAATGGCTGTTCGACGGATGGTTCCCAGGCGAGGGCATGGGGATAGCTTACGGCGGCAAGAACTCTTACAAGACGTTCACTAACACGGCATTGGCGCTCGACTTGGCGGCGCGCGGGCGGCGCATAGCATATCTTGCCGGCGAGGGCGGCGCATGGGGTATCTGGCAGCGCATCAGGGCATGGGAGACGAGCCGGGGTCGGCAAATGCCCGAGACGTTCTACCCGGTAGGCGCCGTGCCGCTCGGTATGCGGCCAAAGGAATGGGAAGAAGTGTTCAAGGCGCTAGAGCCGGTCTCGCCCGAGATGGTGGTCGGCGACACATTCACGAAGATGATGACGGCCCAGAACCCGAACGATTTCGAGGCTCAGTCGGCGACTTATGGCGCGTTCGACGAGATGTGCAAGGCTATGAAGTGCTTCGGGCTCCTGATCGGGCACAGCGGCAAGGACCAGGCGCGCGGGCTACTCGGTTCCGTCGTGGCCACAATGAACGCCGACGTGGTGATCGAGATAGAAGGCGATAGCGAGGCTTTGGGCTGCGACTGGACGTGCCACAACATGCGCAACGCGGAATTGCCGAGGCCCTTGTTCTGGCAAGGCGCTAAGGTCGATGGCTCGTTGGCGTTCACTATCGCTACCAAGCCGGCCAAGCCGGCCAAGGCGGATATGAAGTCATGGACGGCGCAAGAGATTGAGGAAGCTTTGGGCGAACATACGATGACCACAAAGCAGATTGCCACAAGTCTTTTGGCCAATGCGGGGATCGAGGGTGTCTCGCCCGGAGCCATATCGAGGCAGCTTGAGAAATCGCCGGACGCCAGGCGCTACCAGCTCAAGTCTGGACTTTGGCGGCTTCCAACTCCTTAACTTCATCGCGATCGACTTGGTGAAGATACTCCAGCCAGGCTTCGTCGTCGGGCAGGTCTTTCAAATCTGGGTAGATTACCTTGACGCGGGAAAGCTCGCGCTTTGCATGCCAGCGCCAAGGACGCGGGCCTAAATCGTCCTTCGGGCGCTGAGTGACATAGCATTTCTCGTAGTCTTCGGGGTGCAAGCCGTTAATAGCGCGCGCCACCTCTTGAAGCAACCCGCCGATATGGGCGGCGGCTTCGTTGAAGGTTCCGACGCCAATGCCGGTGAGTTCGCGTGCGATCGCCTCGGACATTTCAGTGGTGGCCATGGTCCAAAATGCGCGTTCAAGAATTTTTCTCGCTTGGGCCTCGACCCATATCCGCGCGTCTTGCTGGAAGCAATCACGAAGGTCTTCGAAACGGGGGTTTTCCGGCAATCTTGGCCGAGACGGGCCTGTACTGCCGCGCGAATAATGCTTCAAGACGGTTCTCCATCGCCACGTTCACGCACATATTGAAGCCGCCTGCGGGTCTATCCCGAGACCCGCGCTTATAGCGTGCTCTACTCCTATGGTTTATCACGCAAGCTGGTTGTTTGTCAATGGCCTGTAAATGAAAAGGCCGGCACTCAGGGGAATGAGATACCGGCCCAGGGGAGGTCTCAAAAACAGTGGCGTTTGAAGCGGGTCCTTTCCTGTCTATTGGCCATCAAGCGGATGGCGCGCCTTTGGCGTTATGCCGAAGCTCGTCTGATCCAAGCCGAAGCTATGGCCATGCGCTCATATGCGGCTTTGCGAGCGACATAAGCCGGACCGGCTTGGTTGTTCAGATAATCGGATAAGAAATCTTTATGTGCTTGCTCCAATGAGCGTTGCAGGCTAACGTGGATGCCGTGGGACAGGCTTATTGGCTCGCCCGAGGGTTTCATGGGGCGGGCGAAGATAACGGCGCGGCCAGGCCCGGGGATGATGCAGTCGCGGTTGAGATGGTGGATGGTCATCTCGACTTCTCCCTATAGGTTGTCTGTGGCCGGCAAGCCTCGATGAACTTGGCGCGGTCGAAATGCGGATTTGTGCCTTGGAGCGCGTTGGCGAACTCTCTTGCGATTTCCTGCTTGTCGAGAACGCCGCCGAAATTTAGCTCACGTATCGTGCGGGCGATCAGTTCATAATGTCTGCGCTGGAATGCGATCATGTCACTTGCTCCTTTTGGCTATTTTCCGCCAGTCTTTGAGGTTTTCGCGCGAGATTTTCGTGCGATCGTGGTCGATGCAAGCTTGGCGACCGATCAGTGCCAAGATCAGGATTGCGGTTGCGGTTGCGGCGATAATCATGGCCTTGTGCTCCTAGTTGCCTTCTGCGCCTTACATATCGTGCGAGTAATTCGCTTGTCAAACGGAAAATATGACACTTAGTCAGATACGAAACGCGTTTGCATCCATTCTTCTAGCGTATTTTCCGCAAATCCGCGAATTTCTTCAGTCGAAATATCGTACCATTCTGCGCCCTTGGCCAAATGCTTTAGCCGGCTTTTGATTGTTCGCTCTATCACATGAGCACAATTGCCGGTGCAAATGAACGCACGGACGATTTGCAAATCCTCGCGTTTCAATAGCAGCTTTAGAGTGGCCAAGCGCTCTTTGGGGTTCATGCTAATGGTGGCGATCGCACAACTAACTCCGCGTCTCAATTTGGTTTTCTATCATTTAATTGCATTGTTTGTGCCATATTTTCACAGCGTTGAAAAATCCCCGTGATCTTTCGAGGTATTTTCGCCGATTATTTGTATCGTGTTGCCCAACTCATGCCCTACTTGTGGCTTTTCACGCACACTTGTTGCACGAAAACCACGCAACTGCGCAACATTATTGCGTCATAGCCCATGTTCGCCCAATTTTATGCCGATGCCCAAGATGAACACAGCTACGTAAATCCATGACAATTTGTCTTCCCAGTGCATGTCTGTCTCCATTTGGCCAGGTTACTGCCGCACGATGCAACTCGCGTGCCGCGATGTATTGTGTCAAAATGGTTATCGAAATAGACCGGGGTACCACACGCTGCCATCCGGCGATCCAATCCTTCTGCAGGGTCGCACGTTCCTAATCCGTAGTTTGGCCATCAAAATCACCGGACGATAAAGAGACCCATTGACAAACAAGGACAATCCGTGAAATAAATACACCCATGGATCAAAACCTCCCTACAGAACTAGACCGGCCGGTCAGAGCCTACGACGAATTGACGCCGAAGCAACTGGCCTTCGTCACCAACTGGTTCCAGATACAACTGGAGCTGGACGCCGCCGGAGAGAAGCAGTCGAACTACAACATCGCCTGGATGGCCTACCAGCGCGCCGGTTATGGCGGCTCAGCCCAGAATGCCTGGGCGCTCCTACACAGCGGCAAAATCTCTGGCGCCATAGCCCAGTTTACCGCCCGCCAGTTCGTGGCCCTCCGCCAGAAGGCGCTACATAAACTCGACCAGCAATTGGACAATTCCTCGGGAAACGTCCTCACTAATACCATCAAGACCGTCCTCGAGCACGGCGAGGGCGGCTCCTTGGCCAAAGGGCAGAACATCCGGGTCGAGCACGAAGTCACCCTGACCGGCAAGGCCCTGGACGAGAAGTTCATCAAAGAGCTGAAGGAGATGGGCCAGGAGGTGCTGGAGGTCGAGTATGTCGAGTACGTCGAGTTGCCGCCCAAGACCCGACCCGAGACCCGCCTGCCCGAGCACAACCGCCTTGTTGGCGATCAAAGCGTGAACGCGGAGTTCAAGCGCCGCCGCCACGACAAGAACGCCGGGCCGGACTATGTGCTGAAGGAACAGCGCCCGGATCGCCCGCGTCGCGGCAGGCCTCCCAAGAAGCGGTTGGTCCCGCCCGTCAAGAAGCTGCCCAAGTTCGAGTTCGAGGAGGACATGTAAATGTGCGCAGTAAGCATGGTTATCAAAGACTGGATACTTCCAAGCTCCCCTAATTTCATTCCTTGGGTTACCCAACCAGTGATCCCTCCCGAGCAAGCCGATAATGCCGCGCTTATGCTGAAAGTCATAGAATTGCTGGAGAAGCTGGACAAGAAGCTCGGCTTGAAGGATTGCAGTGTGGCGGAGCCGGAAAAGAAGGCCCTGAAAAAGAAACTGCGCAAGGCGGCAAGAAAAGCATGACGGCCATAGACCCCCGGACGTTTACCGAGGCCCAGAAGCAGAAATGGCTCCGTGACCGGGCGGCGGCCAAGGAGAAGATCAAGTACAACCAGTTGGCCGCCTATCGGCCGCGAGCCTGGCAGGTGCCGTTCCACGAAGACCCGCACCGCTTCCGTATGTATATGGCCCCTAACCGGATCGGCAAGACCTATGCCGGCGCCATGGAGTTCGCCATGCACGTCACCGGCCGATATCCCGACTGGTGGAAGGGTTTTAGGTTCGAGAAGCCGATCGACTGCTGGGTCATCGGCACGTCCTACGCCCAGATGCGGGATGCCTGTCAGGCGCTCCTCCTAGGGGTCGAGTATGGGACCGGCGCTATACCCAAGGATGCCATCGACAACGTGTTCACCCAACCGGGTTCCCCAGGCGCCGCTGGCATCGTTCGGGTCAAGCATGTCTCAGGTGGCATCTCGAATGTCACCTTCAAGGCCTACAATCAGGGCCGCGTGGCTCTCCAGGGCGCTGCGCTCGATTTGGCCTGGATGGACGAGGAGCCGCTCGTCACGGAGCAGGAAGCCGGCATCGTCGAGGAAATCAAGACCCGCCTCCGCGACCGCCAGGGCAAGCTGATGATTACCTATACCCCGCTGGAGGGCGAGACCCGGCTGACCAAGGAGTTCTTCCCAGACCCGAAGTACCCCGACCAATACTCCTGCATCCACATCGACATGGCGGATTACCCGGAGCTGGCCGCGGACATCGAGAAGGTCAAGAAAGACTACCCGGCCCCGCACCAATGGCGCGCTCGTATCCACGGCCTGCCCGCCCTTGGCGAAGGCGCGGTCTTCCCGTTCACCGAGGATCACTACGTGGTTCCGGTCACGCGGCTGCCCCCGCATACCCGCTACCTCTACGCTATGGACTACGGCACCGACCACCCTACCGCCGTCGTGCTCCTCGGTTGGGTCGAGGACGAGGATACCACCTACGTCGTCCAAGAGTTTCGCGAGAAGGATTGCCCGGCGGCAATCGTTGCCTCCTGGGTTCGGCGCTTCATTCCGGGCGCCAAGGTCGCTTGGCCGCACGATATGGGACAGCGTACCGGCCCGGGCAGCGGCGTGACCAAGATGGAGACCTACAAGGCCGAGGGCATGAGCATGTGCGGCGAGCATGCCCAGTATCCCGACGACCGCAAGAACAACCTGGAAGCCTCGATCTCCGACATTCGTGAGCGCATCGCCGATGGCCGGTTCAAGGTTTTCGACAACTGTCAGAAGCTCATTGGCGAGATGGGCAAGTACAACCGCAAGAAAGGCAAGCCGGTCGCGATAGACGACGACTTGATTTCCGCGGCGCGGTATGCGCATATGATGCTCCGCTATTCCCGAACCGCCGAGAGGATCGGCAAGCATTCGGTTCGCGGCCATGTCCAGATAGCTGAAGGCTTGGATGCCGACCCCTGGGACCCGTACCGGGAAAGCTACGCAAAATATGCGGAGATTGACGGCCAGAAATTCCGCATCTTGGGAGAAACCAATTGACCAGAGCATTTGAAATACCCGGCCACCCTTCTTACTTCGAGGACGATTTCTTGACCGATACTACCTCCAGTTATGTCAAAAATCCCAAAGTCGAGCCGCGGCGCAACCACGGCCACGAAGTCGCCATCGGCATCAGCGACCCGAGCGACAAGTTCTCCAGCGACTTCGTGTTGGCCCTCGTAGGCATCCTGAAGGCATGTAATGCTTGGCCTAGAGTTCACGTCATGTTTGGCCATGCCAGGAATACCGAGAACGACTTCAAGGGATTTGCCGATCGCGCCGACCTGATCGGGGCGCATCTCCTAATCCTCGACCCGAACTACCCACCGCCGGCCCATATCGTCCATCGGTGCCTACAAGCCAACGCCGAGAGAGTGATTGCCGGCCCGCATAGGTTCTACCGCGGCGGTTTCGTATTCGGCCACGAGAAAGAAGTCGACCTTGGCTACCAATACCACGGGGTGAACGAGTGAAGCGCATCGGCATCCTGCTTCCCCACCTGACGCCCTGGACGCCGCTGGAGTTCGGTAACTGTCTCCACCAGTTGCTCCTCAATACGCCGCGGTACAACAAGCTCGGCTATGAGCTTGGCACCATCTCGGCTACCTGCGGCGTCTTGACCAAGCTTCGCAACGATCTGGTCAAGCAAGCCCTGACCTCGAAGTGCGACTACATCTATACGCTGGACGTGGACGTGCCTTTCAAGCAGGACCACCTGGAGAAGCTCCTGGCCCATGACAAGGACATCGTGATCGGCACCTACCGCTACCGCGCGGCGCCGTACACGGTCGAGGGCCGGCAGATGGATATGAACGACCGCGGGCCATTGCGCAAGATGAATTACGGCCCCCTCGGCCATGCGCTCATCAAGGCCGATGTGTTCCGCAAGCTGCCGCCGCCTTGGTTCACTTGGGCCTACAAGCAGGACGGAACCGATGTGGGCGAGGATTGGCTGTTCTTCAACAAGGCTCGCCAGGCCGGCTATGACGTTTGGTGTGATTTCGAGGTCAGCGCCGAGCTTGGCCACTTCGGCTATGAGGTGTTCTGGACAAACGAAGCGCCAGGTGCTAGGATCGTCGAGAATGCCAAAAAATCTCCGGGAGTTGTAGAATGAAACTTCTCTTTAGCCGTAGTTGGGTTCCTCAGTTTGGTTTCCAGTGGATGTACAAAAGTCGGGTTGGAAGTTTATATTTGGGAAAATATGTTCTCCATCTCGTGAGAGCATAAAATGATGCTTCCTGCTCCCAATATGGGTTCCGCCCAGGCTCTCCTGCCCCTTGACCTCCGCTCGGCCAACGAGCGCCTCGACCTCATGCAGAAAAAGAAAAAGGCAACCGAGGGCAACCGGCTGCCTAACATGCCTAGCCCATACGCCGGAGCTGCGGCTGACCTGCTCAATTCCGCCGGGAACCAATATTAATGGCTGAACGCGAAGACGAGATAGTTGACGACGTACTGCGGGAGTTCTCCGGGCTCCAGACTTACCGCAACACGTTCGCCGGCATGTGGGAGGAGACGGCCGAACTCATCGCGCCGGATTACCGCAACACGTTCTTCTTCGGCGCGTACAATTTCCCCGGGCAGAAGAAGACCGAGCGCCAGATAGACACCAAAGCCACCTTGGCTCTCTCGCGTTTCGGCGCCATCCTCGACAGCATGCTCACGCCGCAGAATGCCATGTGGCACAATCTGGCGGCCGATGACGAAAACTTGATGAAGCAACGGGCTGTCAAGTTGTACTTCGAGGCTGTCAATAGGGTGCTATTCAAGTACCGATACAAGACCACGGCGAACTTCGTCTCCCAGAACCAAGGCGTCTTCCAGCAGCTTGGCGCCTTCGGCAACGGCATCATGTACATTGACGCCTACCAGGGCAACGATGGCGGCCGCGGCCTGCGCTACCGTAATAACCCGCTCGGCGAAATGTTCTTCCGCCAGAACCATCAGGGGCAGGTGGATGCTTACATCCGGTGGTTCCGTTATACGCGCCGTCAGGCCATCCTCGAATACGGCGAGGCAGCGCTGCCAGAAACCATCGTGGCTGCCACCGACAGCGAGGTTCTTTACGATTTCGTCCAGCGCGTGCGCCCGAACCCTAACCGCGATCCGCGCCGCCTCGATGCTAAGGGCAAGCGCTGGGTCAGCGAGCACGTCGCGCTTACGGGCAGAAAGCTGGTCCGCGAAAGCGGCTATAACACATTTCCTTGCGCCATCACGCGCTACACCCAGATAAACGGCCAAGAGGTCTACGGTCGCGGGCCGGCGCAGCAAGCGCTCCCGACCATGAAGACCTCCAATAGCGCCATGCAGGACTATTTGACGCAGAGCCACCGCGCCATCGCGCCGCCGCTTCTGACGGCCGACGACGGTATCGTAGACTTCTCATTCCGCCCCGGCGCGCTCAACAAGGGCGGCGTCGGCAAGGATGGCCGCCCACTCGTTATCCCGCTCCAGGGCGGTAATATCCAGATCAGTGAAGAACTGCTCGACAAGATGGGCCAGACCATCGACGCCTTCTTCCTGGTCGATTTGTTCAAAATTCTGCTCGACGACCCCAAGATTTACTCGGCCACCCAGGTCGTGGAGATGATGTCGCAGCGCGGCGTCCTCTTAGCCCCGACGATCGGGCGTCAGCAATCGGAGTACCTCGGCTCGGTCATTCCGCGCGAGATAGACCTTCTGACGCAGCTTCGGCTGCTGCCGCAAATGCCACCTGTCCTTAAGGAAGCCGGCGGGGAGTATAAGATCGTTTATACGTCGCCCCTGGCGCGCTCCATGCGCGCGAGCGACATTGCGGGTCTCAACCGCTCTCTGGAGCGCGCTACTCAGGTCGCTACAGCCACCGGCGATCCATCGCCCCTCTGGCATTTCGACTGGACCACGATCATTCCCGAGGCGGCTGACATCGACGGTGTGCCGGCGCACTGGTTGGCCAGCGATGAAGCCGTGGCGGCGAAGGCGAAAGCACATCAGGACATGATGGCCAAGCAGCAGCAGATACAGGTGGCCCCGGCGCAGGCCGCGATAATGAAGGCTCAGGCCGCTCAGCAGAAAGCAGGCGTTCCTCAAGCAGCACAGGGGCAAGGACAATGATCCCCAACACGAATGAATGCCCGCCCACAGAAGAATTGAAGAAAGTGTGCTCAGAAGAGGTAGAATACAACCACGTTGTCGAACTTGAGAAGCTCAGGCAGCGTGCCGACCAGCAGGACAAGGATATGGAGGTTCTGGTACAGATCGTCGATAAGCTCATGAACGAATTGCGGCAGCTTCGTGTCGGGTTCACTTACGCAGTGACCGCGGGCAAGGCATGAGGAAGTTTCATCTGCCGACCTTGAACTTGGTCAAGGAACGGAAGGCGTACTACCAGCAGAGCCCGGTGTCGCTGTACGTCCTGCGGGATTTGGCGGCTTTCTGCCGGGCGGCAGAGAGTTGCGTGGTTCCGGGCGACCGGGACAAGACTTTGGTTTTGGAAGGGCGGCGCGAGGTCTGGCTTCGGGTCGCTAATCATTTTCACCTAACCCCCGAGCAGTTGTATGACATCCTCGGCGGGCCACAAACGGAGTAGACATGGTTGATGCAGCAAATCAAGGCGCGGCGAGCGGCGCGCAAGAAAACCAGGGCGGCGCGCAGGCGGCGTGGCATACCGGGCTAGACGCAGACACCCTTGGCGTTCTCCAGAACAAGGGCTGGGATAAGCTCGACCCCAAGGCCGCGATCGCAGCGTCGGTTAAGTCCTACCGCGAGGCCGAGAAGCATTTCGGCGTGCCGCCGGAGCGCATCTTGCGCGCGCCCAAGGATGCCAATGACGCAGAGGCCATGGCTAAGATCAAGTCGGCCCTTGGCGTGCCGGATAGCCCAGACAAGTACGATTTCTCGGCCATCAAGTTCAAGGATGGCTCGACCATGGACGAGGCTTCGGTCCAGTCGGTGCGCAAGCTCGCCTCCGATCTCGGGCTCCCAACCACGGCGGCCCAGCAGCTCGCCTCATGGATGGCGCAGCAACAGGACGCCATGGCCGAGGAAGAGACTGCGGAATACACGGCCAAACTGGCGACCGAGAAGGATACCCTAACCAAGAACTGGGGCTCGAACGCCAATGCCAATCTTGTGATCGCCCAGAATGCCGCTAAGGCGCTCGGCGTTACGGCGGAGGATATGGCCACGCTGGAGAAGTCGGTAGGCTATGCCCGCGTCATGGAAATGTTCCGGTCGATCGGCGCTCGCATCGGCGAGGACCGCTTCGTGGTCAACGATGTTGGCGGAGGCCGGCGCGAGGTCATGACCCGGGACGGCGCTGCCGCTCAGCTTCAGTCGCTCAAGAATGACAGCGCTTGGGTAACTCGCCTGATGAATGGCGACATCAAGGCGATGCGCGAGTACAACGACCTCACGACGATTATGGCCGGGTGATGCCAAGCAAGTCACCAGCCCAGGCTAGACTGATGCGCGCCGTAGCGCATGGTTGGAAGAAGCCAGGGGGCGGCGGGCCTACGCCTGCCGTAGCCAAGGAGTTTGTAGCGGCCGACGAGGCCAAGAAGCGGGTTAAGGTGAGAATGGGGAAGAGAAATGGCTAAGAAGTCTAACTGGATTAAGAAAGCAATACGCCATCCTGGCGCGGCTACGGCGGCTGCCAAGCGCGAGGGCAAGTCGGTAGGCGCATGGGCGCAGGAGCACAAAGGCGACAGCGGCACGACCGGCAAGCGCGCCCACTTGGCCATAACCCTGAAGAAGATGCACTGATGAACGAGACCCTAATCTCCGATAAGGACTACGAGCTGGTTAAGCTCATCTGGAATATCCAAGAGATGGGCTACCGCGGGGATGGTATCCGCGAGCAGTTGAAGCTCAGCGCCTACCAGGTTGGCAATGATCCGGCCAAGGTTATCGCCCGGGCCGAAGCACTCTCCAAGACCCTCCGCCGGCACACCACTTGACATCTTCCTCGGCTTCTGATTATATAAGGTCAGCGGATAAGCAGATCGAGCCCCGCTAGCTCGGCCCCCGAATAGGACAAGGCCAATAGTTTGGTTTTTGAACCTTTCGGAGTTTATCCATGACCGACGTTAATCAGGGCTTAGCCCAAATTTTCGTCACGCAGTACAAGACCATGCTGGAGTTGAAGCTTCAGCAAATGGGCTCGTTGCTGCGTGGCAAGGTCGATGAAGGCTATCATGCCGGCGCCAAGGTCGCGTCGCCGTTGAACCTTCTGACGGCCGTCCAGATGAAAGCTGCCGGCGCCCGCTTCGCGCCCAAGGTGGCTACCCCCAACGATTACCAGCGCAGGTGGGTCACGCCGACCGACATGACGATGGAGCAGTACGTTGACAGCTTCGACCAGCTCAAGACGCCTATCGACCCCAAGAGCAAGCTCATCGAGGGTGCTTCTATGGCGGTCGGCCGCGCGTTCGACGACATCATCATCCCGGCCTTCAATGGCACAGCCAACATTGGCGACGGCAACCAGTCTGCGCTCTCGACCGAGACGTTCGACACCACGAACTTCCTGGTTTTGGACACGTTCGGTGCCGGCGCTACTTCGGTCGGTCTCACGGTCGCCAAGCTCAACGAAGCTCGGCGTATCCTTGAGCACTACCACAATACGCAGGAAATCGAGCGTGGCGACCTCTATCTCGCCATCGGCTCGACGCAGCATGCCGACTTGCGCAACCAGGCGCTCGTCACCAGCTCCGAGTTCAACCGCAATGGCGGTGTCTTGAACGACGGCAAAGTGACGGCGTACATGGGCTTCAAGATCATCGTGACAGAGCGCCTGCCATATGCTTCGAGCATCCGCAACTGTTTCGCATGGGTGAAGTCGGGCATGTATCTCGGCATCTGGCAAGACCTCAAGACCCGCGTCTTCGAGGACTTCACCAAGGAAGGCAACCCGTACAACATCTCGACCATCGTTTCGATGGGCGCGACGCGCACGCAAGCCGGCAAGGTGATCCAGATCAACTGCGCCGATAGCGTCACCAGCGACATCACGAACTAAGGGGAAACTTCCATGTCTGCTAATTCTTACGCACAGAAGTCCACCCAGATCACCAACTTGGATGCATCTCCTACGGTGCGTCCTACCGCTGGTGAAGATGGGGCCGCGGCTCAAACTGTTATCGCACAGCCCATTCCTTTCACGACTGGCGATACGACCGTCACGACGACCATCTACAATGTTCTTCGTGTTCCAACAACGGCAGTCCTCAAGACGCTACATCTCATCGCAGATGCTCCTATTGATGTGGCCACTACCCCGACCCTCACTTGGGCGGTAGGTCTTGCCTACTCGGACAATACCAACTACGACGGCACCAAAGTTGCCAATCAGGGCACTTATGTCAACAGCGGCACTGAGTTTGCGTCGGCGGACACCGCCGGCACGCAGGCCAGTGGCGGCGTTGTTCATGACATCAGCCCGACACTTGGCAATCAGGTTCTGCCTCTTTGGAAAGGCCCGGCTGGCTTGACATCTGACCCAGGCGGCTTCTTCGACATCACCATGCAGGTTTCTGCCATCTCGGCGACGGAGACTAGCACGGTTCCTGTCAACATTGGCCTCCGCGCTTCGTTCGTCAGTCCGTAATACCCGCGCGGGAAGGGGCCTGCCGGTGAACGGCGGGCTCCTCGCCTGCCGGCAGGTCCCGACCATTTAGGAGAATTTAATGGCAGCTACTTCAATTTTCTACAGCATCGCGCGCGGCCAGACGGATCAGACCGCCGACGCCGTTCATGAAGCCACTTCGACTTATGCCACCAATAATCTTGAGGTTCGTATCGACACGACAAGCGATGGCACTACGGTTATCGGCTGGAAGCCGGGCGAGATTAAGGCGGCTCTTGAGATGATCTACAATCGTCTCGTCGATGGTCGCTATGCCGATAGCGGTGTATGGATGCAAAAAGCTGCAGACGGCTCATAAGGAGCAACGCTTATGCGCGCAAGGGACAGCTATCTTGCTAAAAATATATCGGCGACGACTTCCGCGTTTCACCTCAACGGCGGCATCTACTCCGTCGATGTCGTCGCCACATTTGGTGGCGGCTCGGTGAAACTTCAGAAGGTCGGCCCAGACGGCGCTACGTCTATCGACTTGAAAGCCGCCTTCGACGATGGTTCCAGCACTGAAGTCGATCTTGTCGTCGGCACGTTTGCCGCCAACGGCAACAAGGTCTTCTCGCTGGCAGAGGGCAACTACATTCTCACAATCACAACCGCTACAGCCGTATATGTGTCGATAACCCGCGTGCCGGGTGAATAATCCGGCGAGAAATAGGCCATGCCGGATAACATGACCAACATATCGAATGAGCAGGGCAGAATATGCGCTGGCGCAGGCGGCGGGTACAATTATACCAACGCTGAAGCCGGCACTATCGTCGCCTCGTTCCCGACAGCGCCGAATAACGCTCACAAAGGGTACATAGATACCCTAGTTGGCGCTCTGTATTCCGCTCTCGGTATCACTGCCCTAAATCAAGCATTCGATCTCCTGTATGTCCTGGCGGCACAGTATGCCGACAACGCCATAAAGAATTGGG